ATTGCATCAGGAGCAGTTAGTTCAACTAACATACCTGACTCGCCCCAGGTTTCATTGCCCCAAGTGTCTTGTCCCCAACCTGTATTTATTTCTGTAGAAATGGATACTGAGCCAAGAGATAAGGTTGCACCTAGTCCTGTTAAATTAACTTGTTGATCACTTAAATCATTCCAAGTTGTTCCAGGTTCATTCCAAGATTTTGCACCCCACCCAGTTACGATAGGATCAGTGGTTCCCCAACGACCGGTGTTCCAGGTTGTTCCAGACTGGTTCCAAGTGTTAGCCATAAGAAGAGACCTCCTATGCTAATCTTATGATAGCGTTTGTTGCGTCTGCTGTAGGAAATTGAATTGTAAACGTACCACTAGTTACAGTTTTGTCTCCACCGAATGCTATGGCTACGCAAGCAGGATCTCCTGTTGCCGTGTCATTATAAATTAATGCACCATTTGCAGTGAATGTAGCGCTAGAATAACTTACATCTGCAAAATCACAAACCGCAGTCGTGCTTGAAGCCACTGGAGTTACGCTCGTTAAAGTTGCGCCGGCTGCTGTGTAAGCTGTTCCAGAAGTGTTAGTGATTTCGTTTGAAGTTGTGTACGCTGTCGTACTAGCGCCTAAAGTTGCATCACTTGTGTACAAAGCGATTTTAAAAGTGTTACCTGTAGTTGCTGTAAAGTCATGAACTCCTTTTAAAAGCTCTACTTTAAAACTTGTGCATACTGCTGATGTTATTGCCATAATAAAACTCCTTAAGGTGTTGTTGATGGTATTGTTATTCTAACAGCCCCATCAGTGTAATCATCTCGTCTTCTTCTGCCGATTTGTTCTACACCAAATTTATCTACTTCTTGTTTATACTTTTGTTCGTATAATGTCAACATATCTGCTGGGCCTTTTAAAAAAGCGTATGTCTCTGCCAAACAGCAATATAATAGGCCATTAGGGAAGTTTAGACTGATATAATTACTCGTATTGTCAGAGGCTAAAGTAGCTGGCATTTTATTATAATGCACTCTAAATTTATATGTTGTGTCTGGCACGGGTGCAAACATCATTCTACCAGAATTAGTATCTCCATCTCCAGTGGCTCCACCAAACATAGCGTAATATTTAGGTTGGCCTCTTTTTGACGATGCTGTAGATGAAACGTATTCTTGTAAATAAGTAACATCTTTCTTCTGTAAAAAAACGTTAGGTCCAGTAGTAGCTGAAGTCGAATCATAAACTTGTATTGCTCTAATAAATAAAGCTCCCCCTGGAGCATTAATTGTTTCTTGTCCTGTAACTAAATTACCTGTCTGTTGTTTTCTATCTGCATCAATAGGAACATCACGCATGATTCTATACTGCGCATTTAAAATAATATTCTCTAATTGATCCGTAGATAAAACATTTGAATCTACTTCTGTGTAGTTTCTAATTTGTGTAACTAAAGTAGTATAACTAATTCCTGCCATTATGGTGTCAATGTTACCGGCCCTGCCGTTACAAACATTCCTCCTGCTCTTTCCGTTACCGTAGGAGTTGTGCCTATGGCAAACGTATAATTATTTGTTCCTGTTACTGTTATACTAAATCCTGAAGAATTTTCAAATACTGTAAATGCTACGCCTCCAGGTGATCCATCTACGTTTCTAAACACCACCGTATCAGACGTAGATCTGCCATGACTTGGCTCTGTGACTGTAATTGTTGTGCTTCCAGATGTAATATTAAAAGGATCTCCTGGTAACATGTTTGATGTTGCTGGTTCTGTTCTATCAGGTTTTGCCATGGGTAAACCTTGTGGATCAGCACCATGTGGTTTTGGTTCTAATTGTGGTTGTTTTGGTTCAAACTCTGATACGTGAACTCTAGATCCATTCCATTCTTTTACCATTTCTTTGTATGGAAATTCCATCCCTGATCTATCAGATATAAATTTAGCGAATTTACCTTTTGCAAAATTAGACATTTGGATAATAAGTTTTCGGGGTTATATATGAACTTGAAGAAGAACCATCTTCAGCTAATGCTCTTTGTAATTCATCTTCATAGTATAGTTTCATTTGTTGGGATAATTCAGGTTTAAATTTTTGTGATAAATAAAAAGATAATCCAGACACCATGCAAGGCACAAATCTGTATGGCACGTCTGTTGCGTTAGTATAATCACCAACATCTTGTATTCTTTTTACAAAATAATAATTAATTGTATTACCAGCCTCTGATGAGCCTGGTGTTAAGTATAAAGTAATTGTAACTTTATCAATAAATCTTTGAACGTAGTATTGTGATGGTTGACCTGTCGATGTCTTATTAGAAAGAGCTTGATATGTAGATCTATTTATTTTTGTAAGCGGTGAATCAACACTTGAGGAATTTCTGTAAACAGCCTCTAAAATATCATCCACACCATAAATAGCTGTGGTATCAGACGTGCCATCACCTGTTGATCTAAACATTGTATAAACTGCTTGACCACTTACTAATGTAATTGAGTTGTTTCCAATTTGCCAATAGTGTAGACCTCTATTACCCCATTCCTGAAATAATATATTAAGAGATCTTCTTGCCTGGCGCATCTGATTACCAGATACACTTTGAAGACCTATTCTTTCATAAGACTCTTCTATGATTTCATCTATAGAAAAATTCTTATCAAATACTGTTGTTCCGGAAGTAGTGTTTGCCACTTATCCTCCTTATCCGTCAAAGTAGACAGTTGCTGAATTACAACTTACTTCAGAAAAAGTTACAAAAGCACCATCTTTGTATAAGATTCCGTCTTGTGGAATGTTAACTGTGTTAATGTCTCCTGCAGTTCCACCTGTTCTAACTGTTAATAAAGTTGTTCCTGTTATACTTCCATCTCTAAATAAAACACTTCCAACTGCTCCACCTGACTCTGCATTCACCTGTCTAACTCTAGTTCTACCTTGAAAAATAGATCCAAAAACATCAGCAGTCATTCCTAAAGATACGTTATCAGAAGGTTGTGCGCTGACCGTAGCAGAAGTTATCGTTAAAAAAGCTCCTGTAGTTCCAGAAGAAGTTTCTGCACTTCCAGTTAAAGTTATAACTTCAGTTAAAGCATCACCGTTTTGGTCTGTTCCAACGATCGTGATTGTTTTACCGTTATCACTTGTTCCAGCAGTTGTAGCCGTAATTTTCCTTGCAGTATTTGTTCCAAAAGAAGTTTTAGCCAAAGTAAACGTGCTCGTTGGTTGAGCAGCCGCCGCCACAAAAGTTGCAGACGAAGCGTTAGTGTCTATAAACGTTTTGGATTTTACATCACCCATATACATATTTGTTTCTCCTTATCTTTGGTGTGGGAGAGTATTGAGATCAAAAAGTCTCAAAGTTTCCCTCCCACATAATTAAGTATTACGATGCAAAAACAAATGCACCTTTAACTTGAGTTGTTTCTCTAGCTAATGATGATGCAATGTGCCATGTACCGTCTTCATAACAAATGAAAGCAATCTGTCCACCAATCGTCAACAAATTAGTTGTTGCGTTAGCAGGTGTGAAAGTTAATAAAGTTTCACCCGCTGCTGAAGTGTCAAAAGTTGCTTCATCTGAACCTCTTGATTCAATTACTGAACCAGTTGCATATGCATCTGAACCAGCGCAATCAAAAGATAAAGTTGCTGTTCCACCAGTTGTGTCAACCGCTTGCGTGTAAACAACAACTGTTCCAGCCGTTGCCGCAGGCAAAGTTGCTGCGCATGCCGCTGCACCTGTGTAGTTGACTACAGAAATAGTGTCAGCCGCTAAAGTTAGCGTAGATGCTGTTGCTACATCTGAGATTGATAGACCAGTAAAGTCAGGCATACCTGAACTCATTCTAGTTGTGAAAGCTCCAGTAGACGTATTTTTGGTTGCCACTTGGAAACCTTTTTCCGAACGTACCGGGCCGTTAAACGTTGTATTTGCCATAATTATATCCTCCTAGTTTTCCGAACATAGTCTCTAGGCCGTCGACTATACCGCGTCTATGTTCTAATTAATTGTATAGTGAGTATTTTATATCTTAGATTTATAAGAAGTGCAAGAGATTGCGCAGTGAAAGTACGTTTTCAGCGATGTAGCGTTTTATTAAGTAGCTACTGAAACTTTGGGTGCAGCGTCTTCGATCTTACTAGAAAGAGTAGCTATTTTAGCTTCTTCTTCCTTGATTTGATTGACAACTTCTCTAATTTTTTTGTCAATCCTGACCATGTCCAAAGTGTATCTTTGGTTGTCACGCTGGTGCACCGCCCATTCTGTCTCTAGACCCCTCTTCTTTTTGTAAAGGTCTCTTACTTGCGTTTGCATTTATAACCTCCTCATAGGTTACCCATATTTTGGACTTATTAATAAATCCATCTTTCTCCCATTTTATATCATTTTTTCCTAGTTTGTCAACTAGTGCATTTTCAAAAGCTTTACTGTTGTCTTCAGACTCTACATTGAAGTCAGTATAATAGCCATATGCTCTGATCTGTACACGGAAGTTTTTCATGGTTGCCATATCTTTCTATCATAAAAAAAGGGGGCCGTTAAGCCCCCTTTTAATTTAATTATCTAGTGATTACGCACCTGGTGAACCAAAGATACCTCTGAAATCAGAGAAGCCGAAAGAGTATCTCTCTCTAGCTTTGTATCTAACGTTACCTGTATCGAAGTCACCTTCCA